TACGTATGAAACATGCTGATAAGAAAGACGCACAAGATATGATGGATAGATTGAAAAAAGATGGTGTTAAAGAGATAGAGATAGTATCAGAAACAGTATCTAAATTTTCAGATCAACAGATTAAACAAGCATATGGTATTGCAAATGACCCACGTTACAAAGGTGGTAACTATTCAGGTGCAGTTGAAGCTATTGAAAAACTTGCAAAAGGTTTATCACTAGACCCTGCTGTTCAAAATGTTTTAAAAAGAACTAATGAAGAAGTTAAAGAAGATAGCGATCCTTGTTGGGATAGCCATAAAATGGTCGGTATGAAATCTAAAGGTGGCAAACAAGTACCAAACTGTGTACCTAAAGAAGAAACACAAGATGGTGCTAAGAAATTAGTTGCTAAAATTATGAAAGAAAAATTTGGTGCAACAAAAGATTTAGGAGGAAATTAAACATGAAAAAAGATTATTTTAAAAGTAAACCAAATAGCCTAGAAGCTATGGCTAAAGATATGCAAATACATACTAACGAGTCCGATTACCAAGATAAATTCAAATCTGAATTAGGTAAGACAGGCAAATCAGGTATTGGTAGTATGACACCAAAAGAAAAAACTGCTTTCTTTACTAAAATAGATAAAATGCATACAGCAAAGAACGAAATTAAAGAAGACGTATCAGTTTGGGAACAAGCAGCTGACGACAAAGAGAAGTTAGCTAAAGAATCAAAGTATTTAAAAGTTGAAGACAAAGACAAAGCAATTCCACCAATAGATAAAGACAATAAACCTGGTGTTAAGATCGCTAAGATCAGAGCAATGAAAGACACAGGTAAAGGAAACGATATAGATAAGATTAAACTTGCTAAAGAAAAAGATACAGATTCAGCAGACGCACAAATAATTACTTTAAAAGGTCAGTTAGAACTTCTAAAACAAAAATTAGAAAACGAAAAAAACAAAGCAGTTAAACCAGTACCTAACAAAGATACAGGAGAAGTACCTCTATCAGTTGGTATTGCATACAAACATTTAAGAGATAAGATGAAAACTGAAACTGCTGATGTACCTAATAGAGGCAGTAAAGAGAAAGAGTCTCTTTCACTAGATACTCCAGTACAAAAAGATAAGGTTCTTCCGAAAGACAAGGGTAAAACTATGACGAAGCAACCACAAACAGACGTAGAACTTAATCCTAAACTTAACTTATCATTTTAATCTAGGTATAATCTTATTATGGATAAATCGCCTAGAATATATTGTGATATGGACGGTGTTCTTTGCGACTTTGTAAAGGGTATTGAGAAGTTACATAAGATAAAAATTTCCAACTGGTCATATGGCAGTAAGCAAGAAAAATGGTCTCTAGTAAAGAGTACACCTAAATTCTGGCACACATTACCATGGCACACAGGTGCAAGACAACTATGGTCTTACATAAAGAAACACGACACTCATATACTATCAGCATACGTAGAAGAAAGCTTTGATCCTAACTGTATACCAGGGAAAAGACATTGGGCAATGACAAATCTTGGTCTAGGACGTACCAAAATTAATCTAGTTAGAAGATCAGAGAAGCAACAGTACGCAAAATACAACGGCCAACCAGCCATTTTGATAGATGACTACAAGAAAAACACAGACCAATTCACTGCCAGAGGTGGCATAGGAATTGTACACACCTCAACATCAAATACTATTAGACAGCTTAAACAGCTAGGTTTCTAAATACAAAACTCTTATAAATACCAGTGTTATAACAACAAAGTTTAATTAATTAATTAAGGAGAAAACAATATGGCTTTATGGGGAAACGACATTAAACCCAAAAACCTAACAGAGGCTGAAAAAAAAGAAGTATACGCTACTTCTTCAGGCTGGGTTAGAGAAGCGGGTTCTATTCTTTCAGGTAATGATAACACGGCTGCTACACCAGAAGTTTTGGTTGCAGTAAACCAACTTGCTACACTTATGGGTACAGGTAATATCACTGAAATAGAATTTATTACGACAGCATTTGATAAATCTGCTGGCGCAACACTACAAGCAAGAGTAAGATTTAATGAAGACGTAACTGTAACAGGTACACCACAATTATCAGTAACAAATGGTAACGAAGGTACTGGAACAGGTAGAGGTCCTCACGTATTATCTTATGCTTCAGGATCAGATAGTAACGAATTGACATTTAGTTTAGTAATAGGAGCTGCTGACGCTGCTACTAATGCTGACGATGTATTAACAATCGGTACTAACGCAATGGCACTTAACGGTGGTACAGTAAAAGATAGAGGTACGGCAACAAACTCTACAATTACTAACGCTGCTGGTATAGGTACTGCTGCTGGTTCAATTACAGTTGTAGCATAATAAACAAGTTTGAACACAACATGGTATTCGTACCGAATTGTTAGAAAAATATTTTGATTTTAACAAGTGTGGAACTTAAATTATAGAAGAAAAAACTATATATTAAATTAAATAAAGGAAACAAAAAACGATGGCAAACATTACAAAAATACACCTAGAAGATTCTAATGATTTCAATAGACTTGCTGGTGGAAAAGTTAAAAGTACAGTTACATTTAGTGAAGACGTACTCGTAACAGGTAACCCTTACGTAAATATGGTAGTTGACATGACTAACGGTCCTGCTGTAAGTGAAGGCAACAGTGCGAGAGTAGCTTGGTTAAATTACGTATCTGGTTCAGGTACAGACGAGTTAGTATTTGAATACACTTTAGAGGCTAATGATACAAAATCAGGCCAAAACGGTGATGTACTTAAATTTGGTGCAAATGCATTAAACTTAAACGATGGTACAATCAAAGACAGAGCAGACGCAGACGCTACTATTACAAATAGTCAAGCAATTGCTGACGCTGCTGGTACTTGTGAAGTTTACACTCCAGCATAGTAACACAATTAATATAGGGGTCCTAAAAAGCCCCTATATAATATAACAACAATGATGTAGTCTTATGGCTACAGTACAATTCCCTTAATACATATAGGGTTTATAGGAGAAACAAAAAATGGCAGACAAAAAAGTAACACAACTTACAGACCTAGGTAATGGTCTTGATACAGCAGACTTATTTCACGTGATAGATGATCCATCTGGAACACCAATCAACAAAAAAATATCAGCTGAAGATATCTTTAATAATGTTCCAACTTGGATCGCATTAAAACAAACAGCACAAACAATTACAGCAAGTGGGTCAGCACAAGCAGCCGATCTATTAACAGCAGTAACTTTGATTGACGCTACTTCAGCAATTGGAACAATTTCATTAGCAGCAGCGACTACAGATGGACAAATTAAGACAATTCTTAATTCTTCAACTGGTGGTACTAATGCAGTGACAATAACACCAGGTAATTTTAAACAAGGTACAACAGTTACATTAAATGCTCCAGGTGAGTCAGTAACTATGATGTATAAATCATCTTTCTGGTATGTAATATCAGGAGAGGGTCACGTAGTAGCATAACATATAGGATAAATTATGATAATTGATGAAAAACTATTAACAACGGAAAGAGAATCTTTAGTTCAAGAATTTGAAGCTCTTTCTACTAAAATAAAAAGTGTAGACATGAATTTAGCACAGATGAAAGGCAATTTAAATGCTTTAAACGGTGCTATTCAACAAATGGATAAACTTATAAAATTAGGAAATCAAACAGATGAAAAAATTTAAATCTTTCGTAGAAGAAAAAGATTTGAAGGAATTTGAGGAGGATGTTTTAGCAGGTGGTAATAAGTCTGCTGAAACACCCGAGTCAGATAAACAAATTAAAAAGGAAAACAAAGAAGATGAAAACGTTTAAAAAATACATACACGAGGGTGTTGATGGTGTTGGTGTTGAAACGGCTAACAGTCCTGCTGATAGCAATATCGGTGTTCACAACATTGAAAACCCAGATGTACTTAAAAGAGTTAATGCTTTTGTAGGTGCTATCGCTGAGAGAGAATACATTAATCCATCTTTTGCAATTGACGAGTTAAGAGAAAAACTTAAAACAACAGGTTTAACTGTTGGTCCAGTTGACATGAGTGGAGATAACGGCACAGTTACAACAGAGGTGTCACAATTTGGTGGAAGATTTGGTAAGGACATAGATGGTTCTGATATTAATGATGATGGTATATCTCACAGAAAAGAGGGTGGCCTTAAACTAGAGGTTAAATACGAAACATTAAAAACAGGAACTTGTAAAGTCTACGCTAAATTGGTGTAGATATGTTTAGAGAAATAACCAAAGATAACTGGTTGCTTTTTGCACAGCATTATTATGATAATCCTACTCTAGAAGATGAGAAGGAATTTTATGAAGATATTAAAAGAATAAGGTATCTCAAAAGGTTATTTCGTAAGTATAGTGTTACAGGAAACTTAAAGGTAAGACTTGTAGTTAATCACTTGATAGTTTTACAAAATGTTTTTGGAGCTGAGGTTGCAATTGCCCTACTATTGTTTAAGATAGACATGAAGTATTGGGGTATATTAAAAACCTTTTTAGAATATTTGGAGTACATATATCCACATGAACTAAATGACCAAGAACTAGATAGTAACATTAAAAAAATGTTAGAGGAACTATAATGAACAGAGGCGTAGATTTATTAATAACATATAGAATAATAAAGATGTTAGTTACACCATTTAAAAAGCAAGCCGCTTTTAAATATGGTATAATAGATGACAAAGGTAATGTATTAAGAAAATACAGAACCATACAAACTACAGCAGAGAAAAGATCATACTCTATGCTTCATAGATTCGTATTCAATCTTAAAAGAATATTAAGTAAAGTAGGTATTAAAGGATCTCTAGGTTCCTTTGCAGTAGCAGCCGCTTTATTATTTAAAGAAAATAAAGAAGTAGAAAAACACCAATTGGTAATAGAATCAGCAGTGATCACTTATCTCAAAATGATCGGTAAGTACGAAACCATGATAGCTGAAAGTATAAATATACCAACTATAGATGAAACACCAGTTACAAACTGTTTCGGTGTAGATGTGTTTGAACAAAACGGAGAACTAATATCGGAGTTAGAATATGACAAAGCATTATAAAAACATGATGGACGAAATCATCAACAAGATGGATGAGGATGCTCCAGCGAATGCCACTGGTACTGCTGTTGCAGGAACAGGTGACGACAATAGCGTTCATACAAAGAAATCAGAGTTAACTAAAGGTATGTTAAAAAGAGACCCTTTATCTTTGGCTAAACCTGTAAAAACATTTAAAGAAAAGATTAGAGAAGGTGATGACAATAACAATGTCGTTTTAAAAGGTGTGTTAGATAAGATTGATAGTATAGAAGTTAAGATTGATGAGTTAACAGAACCTAAAGGCGAATTAAAGGTAGAAGAAGTTAAAGAATATAAAACTTTTAAAAACAAATACAATGTTTAAATTTAAATCATTTAAAGAGTATGTTACTGGTAGTCATAGCAAAACAATGCTTGCACAGAAAGACCATGACAAGAAAGAAGTTAAAGAAGTATTAGGTGCCGCTGGTATAGTAGGACCATCAGGTCCTGGTTTAGGTCAATACAAACCAATGGCAAGTATGTCTTTACAAGCGTCAGCCAAATTAAAAAATTCACCTTTACATAAGTATCTTGTATCAAAAGGAATATTAAATGACAAAAAATAGACTAGACATATCAGATCAAACAGCTATATCAATGCCGATGAAGAACTTAATTTCTATTGTGATTGCAGTTGCTATTGGTGTGTGGGCATACTTTGGTGTATTAGAACGTATTACAATGTTAGAAACTAAAAGTACACTTGCAGAAAAAGACTTAACACAAGTAACTTCTACATTAGGATCCGACATAGAAAAAAATAACGAATTTAGAATTAAATGGCCGAGAGGTGAATTAGGTTCCCCACCTGCCGACTCGGAACAATTTATGTTGATTGAACACATTGCAGGACAGTTAGAAGCTGTTCAGGAAAGAATGGAAAATATGATGAACAATGGGGTCAATATTAAAAGATTACAAGAAGACGTAAAAATTTTACGTGATGATGTTGAGAAATTAAAAGATAGTAATAGAAATATGATCTATTCAAACGGAAACGGAACAACAAAAGAGTAAATATGCACAAAATAATAACTTTAATATTATTATTATTTGTAACAACTGTATATGCAAACACAAAACTTTACACAGGTGGTGAAAAGTACGAAGAAGATAAAGTGATTGCATTAACACTAACGGCCGGTGGCCAGCGAATTGAATACGTATACAAAGAAACTCTAGGCCAATGCTTAAAGTCTAAAAGAATAGCAGACAGAGAAGTAAATGGTGAAAGAGTAGTCTTTGCTTGTGAAATAGTCAAAGGACTATTACAAAAAGACAAACAAGCGAAGTACGGAATAAGACTGTTGAAGATTATAGAATAGGAGTATAAATGAAATTAGAAAACTTATTAATAGGATTTTTACTGTTAGTGCTTATCACAATTGGTGGTAGAGTAGTTGCAGGAGATACACAAGAGGCACTAGATGTGGCTGCAGAAAAAGGACTAACAGATTTAAGTCCATCTGAACCAGAACTAGGTATTGTATTTGCAGTTTGTATATTTGAGAACGCAGACGGTACAAAGAAACTTGTAGATCATAGACACGCTGTCAATATGAGTCATTGCTTAAAAGAAAAAAGAAAAGCAGAGTTAGAATATAAACAAAAGAAGATAGACGGTACTGCTGTAGGTAGTTTCATATTTGCTTGCGATAAAGTAAAGGCAGAAATAAAAGTATTAGACAACGGCGACTGGAAAATAGTTAAAATATTAGGCAAACACCACGAAGCCTATGAAAAGAAAAAGTCATACGAATAATGGAAATGGTATAAGACTACTATCAATAATAGAATAACAAAGGAAATAATATGGAAGATGTAAATTTAATATGGCAAATAATGATGAAATTCTGGCAGTTTACTGTATTAGGAGTACTGATAATAATTGGTGGTCTAATAAACATATCAGATAAGATTAATCTTAAAGGTAAAGTAAGAAACTTTAAGTATGATGAGTATCCACATATGCAACCAATCAGAATTAACACAGCAGGTAAAGGTTTTTGGGGAGCAATATGGTTATGGATGACCTCTGTAAGAAAATGGAAAGTTGCAAAAGATTGGAAGTTTGAATTAAGAGGTGACACATACATTATACCTGAAGGATTTGTATTTGATGGTGCAAGTGTACCAAAATTTCTTGCTTCATTTTTATCTCCAGTAGGTGTACTACTTATTGGTGGATTAGTACATGATTATGCTTATAAGTTTTCTGCTTTAAGACAAACAGGTACTACTAAAGGTGCAGTATTACTTTTAGATAAAGCTGAATGCGATAGAATTTTTAGAGATATTAACATAGAAGTTAACGGATTTCATCTACTAAACTATTTAACCTACTGGACTTTAAGAGGTTTTGGTTTCGTGGCTTGGAACAAACACCGAAAGGTGAATGCCAAAATAAAATAGGAGAACACATATGATTAATCAAATAAAAGAAAGATGTAAAGAACTATCATCACTACATGGTGGCGTTTTAATTGCATTAGGACTAGTAGTCTTATTTGCAAGTCCAATTGCTAAACTAGCGGCTTGGGCTGCTATTGCTTACGGAGCATGGGCTATCTGGAAAAAGGATTGAATATAATCCATGATAGGATTTAGATTATTTTTTATAGGCATAATCGCCAGTGCTTTATTAGGTGCTGGTGTTTATGTTATGAAGTTACAAAAAGATAACGCTATCTTAAAAGGTAATGCTATCAAAATGGAATCAGCAATCGCTGATCAACAGAGTTTAATCGTAAGTCAAAAGAAAGACTTTAATGATATATTAGAAGCTAATCAAAAGATGAATGAGTTAGTTACTAATTTAAAAAAAGATTTAGACGAACTAGATAAAAGGTTCGGTAAAAAGAATAGAGACATTGGCAAACTGGCAATAGAAAGAACAGGCGCCATTGAAAGAGTTATTAATAAAGGAAGTGACAATGCTACACGATGTATTGAGATCGCAAGTGGGTCACCTCTAACAGAGGAAGAAAAGAATGCAACCAAGAAGACACAGATTAATCCTGAATGTCCTAGTCTTGCTAACCCTAATTACGTTCCTTACTAGTTGTAGTAGCGTAAAGAAGTTAAGCATATTTAAAGAAGAGGTGCCAAGAGCACAACTTAATTTAGATAAACCTACGGCATTGCAGTTAGAAAAAATCAAATGGATTATTATTACCTCTGAAAATGCTGATGAAGTATTTAAAAAACTAGAAGAACAAGGTCTAGATAAAGTATTATTTGGTCTTACTGATAAAGATTATCAATTAATATCAAAAAACTTTGCACAAATAAGAAATCAACTAGCGATTACAAATGATTTATTGGATAAGTATAAAGAATATTATGAAAAAGAGGAAGAAATAAAGTAATGGATTTAGATTTTGCAGCTCAATTAATGAAGTTATGGCCACTTTTCTTAGGTTTCATAACTCTAGTTATAGTACTTGCTAGAATGCATGCTACAATACAGGTATTGGAAGAGAAAGTAAAGGTCGCCTTTCAATTGATCAACAAATTAACAGACAAAAAATAAATAATTTTCATGGAAAATATCAATCTAATATTACTTACATTGGTATTGGTTTTTTTCTGCTGGCAAATCTACAAATTTTGCAATAAGTTATAGAATAACGAATCATTTATTATAAATATTCGTATCAATAGAGGGAAAACTTATGAACAAATCAATAGTAATAGTGGCAATTTTAACTTTCTGTACACAGGTAGCTGCGTCAGAATTGACATTTTCATTTAAAAGTCCGTCATTTAATGGCAATGGACAATCATCACACTACTTAACTATTGAAAATATTGAAAAGACTAGACGAGACGCCCTTATAGCAAAGAAAAAAGCAGACGCTAAAGCACTCAAAGATGAAATTAATGGCACAGCAGTTGCTAAATTCAAAGCAAATTTAGAGGCAAGATTCTATACTGCTCTTGCAAAACAAATTACAGACAACGTATTCGGTGCAGATGGTCTTCAACAAGATTCAGGAACGTTTACAGGTACAAATGGTGAAACGGTTGCTTGGACAACTCCTGGAGGTACAGGTAACGTAGTAGTTACCGTTACAGAATCAGACGGAACTGTAACAACATTTACAATGCCTAAAGAGGACAACAGTTAATATGAATATTGCTTTAAGAAACATAGTAATAATATTAATGCTATCTATTTTTGTATCTGGTTGTTCATCTACAATGGCCAAAAAAGGTTATTTAAAAACACAATCAGTTGCCTTTAAAGAATTAGAAACAATCACACAGCCTGAGGGTGATCCAATAGTCATAGCAGTTTACGACTTCAATGATATGTCAGGTCAAAAGAAACCAGGTGGTAACTATGCCTCAATGTCAAGTGCCGTAACTCAAGGATCATACCAAATACTAATCAAAGCATTGCAAGACGCAGGTCAAGGTAAATGGTTTAGAGTGGTAGAAAGACATAGTTTAGCAAGTTTATTACAAGAAAGAAAACTAATTAGAACTACTAGACAAATATCAGATGGTGAACAAGCAGAGTCATTACCAGCTTTACTATTCGCTGGTGCATATGTAACCGGTGGTATTGTAGGATATGACAGTGATGTTATGTCAGGTGGTGCTGGCGCTAGAGTATTAGGTCTACAAGCACACAAAGAATACAGACAAGATATTCTTTCTATAATGTTAAGATTAATTAATGTACAAACAGGTGAAGTTATTATTTCTACAACTATTGAAAAAACAATTTACTCAACAAGTACAGGTGCAGATGTCTTTAAATATTTTGACGCTGACACAATGCTAGTAGAGATAGAAGTAGGTTATTCTAAAAATGAACCAGTTACTTTTGCAGTAAGAAAAGCAATAGAGGCAGGTGTTGTATCTTTAATTAAACAAGGTGCAGAGTTACAATTATGGAAATTTGGAAAGACAGCTGAAGAAATGTCATTAGAAGCAGAACAAAAAATGACACAAGAATTAGATAAAAAATCTGAAGCAAAAGAATTAAAAGCACTAGAAAAAATAGTGGAAAAAGAAGAAGTTAAAAAACTAGATGATGAACTGACACAGGAGGAAAGTACAGATGAAGAAGACACTACTACTACTACAGTTGTTGCTGATCCTAGTTCTCAACACAGCAACTAATATTACATACGCAGATAGTAACGGAAATAATGTATACATTTTACTAGAAGATACTTCTGGTGCAGGTGCTGGCGAAACAATTTACATAAGACAAGAAGGAACTGACAATTGGATTGGCTCTTGGACTGATCGTCAATTTGAAATTACAGGCACAGGAAACACCGTCAATATCGTACAGATTGGATTTACCAACGACTTTGAAGATTACTCCTCATTTGATTGTACTAATTGTACTTTAGAT